TCCATGTAAAAAGCCGGGGCAGCGTCTTCAATTATTTTAATTGCAGGAAGATGTTTGTCAAGAATGTCACAAATACGAGACACATCAGCCATAGTGCCAAAATTATGAATAATAATTATAGCATTAGCATAGTTATTTTTATTGCTTGCCCAGGTTTCAAGAGCATGGGGGCACATGTTACCTGTAGTATCTACGTCAATAAATTTAATACGACGATTCATAAAACGTACAGCATTAGCAACACCTCGCCACCCATAAGCAGGCACTAAAATTAGATCACCTTCTTTTGTTAACGTGTGAACTGCTATTTGTAAAGAATCAGTGCCACAATTAGTAAAGTTCCAAAAAGGAAGACTAGATAACTCAGCGCATTTATTGGCTAAGGCACGTTGAATCGGAGCTAAATCTCTGCCATCTTCTGGTTGAAAAGGATTGTCCATTGCGTCAGAAATTGCACGAAGATAATCAACTTTATGCTTTTTAATTCTTTGTTTATGTGGTATAAAAGAAATAGATTTAGGCATTAAGAGTCGGTAAAGATTGCAGCCACTGTATTACTTCTTCATTAGTCCATTTACCGTGTCGATGCGTTTTATAAGCACCATCTTTTAATATCATGTACAGAGGTAAACGACTGCGATACTGTGGATGTATGTGTCGTTGGATAAGCTCATTAGTTTCATTACTTAACTCCGTTTCTAGCGACGGAAAAAAGTTTTTTATTGCAATCAGCTGATTTTCAATGTATGATAAATTATCTGAGTCGGAATATGCCATTCCAATAATTTTATGGGCCATTTCGTTCTCTCAAATCGTTAGCAATTTCTTCTAAATTATGCTCCATGAGCTGTATCCGTTCACTCAAGTCATGAATTTCTTGTTGAAGGTAACGAATGTCACCCCCTAAATCATTAGCTAATTCACGAACTTGTTGATGAATTTCTTTTAGTTCAAAACGAACGTATTTTTCAGTTGCATACATGGTTTCTATCTTAAATAAAATTAGAAAGATTGTCAACAAAAAACTCAAGGTAATGCAAAAATGATGTTGCATCACAACTCAAAAAGGAATATAATATAATGAATCGACCAAGATTACCCTTTGTTAAAGAATACTTTCAAGATATAGCGAACAGAGGTAATGAAGAAGCTCAAGATCTTATGACAGAGTATCAAGAAATAATAGACCATCAAGGCGAGTTTTTAGCTGGTCGTTTTATTATTGAAGTCTATATTGAAATGCAAAAAACTTTACAGGATCAATACTATCATGACTGCCCCACTTGATCAAGCTATGAAAGATGAAATCAAAAATTGTGTAAGAAAAGAGTTTACTGTCTACTATAAAAATGACGGTATTCTTTATCGTAAAACTACTATTCGTGATTTTATGATGAATAGTGACTACATTGATTCAACCCATGTAATATCTTTAGGAAAAATAGATGCCTAAAAAAACAGAAAAAACTTCGTTTGTTCCAGGTTATAATGTTTGGTCTCGGAGACGTACTATTGATGAAGCAAAAAACATTGCTCGATGGTCTCCTTGGATTGCTCATGAGTGGATGGAAGAGTCTATTCAAGGTGCGTCTATTGATGAGTTTGAAATTTTAGAACGTCACGATAAAGCGGCAGATGAAATTAATGCTATGTGGCGTCGTAGATCAAAGCACTACTACTATGACGAAAAAGAATTTTGGGGCGGAGTTCCTCCTAAAATGATACCAAAATGTCTTTCAAATAACGAGTACGACATTATTGGAAATGAAGAAGAGTAAATCAATTAATTTTCAACTTGCAGATTTGTAATTTCTGTGCTACTTTAAGGGTGTTAAAACATGCGTTTTAAGATGGCGTCGAGAAATCCGTTTCGTGATTTCGTTCGCAACCTTCGTCGTATATCTATTTCAGATTATACAGACGAAGAAAAGCATAATCTGTTTCATGAACTTTGGAATAATCTTTCTCCAAAACTTTCTGAAACAGAACTTTATTTAAACTCTTCGCCAGCGTATTCTTCACGCTGCGAACATTGGAATTATCGTGATTTAGATGTTCAGTCGATTGTTCCAGTCTCTAATTTAAAAAATCCATATTTACGACTCAAACGTGAGTTTGAAACTGCGATGGCTAACGAATCTAATGAACGTTTCGTCACAGCTGTGTCTAAATCTCTTATGTGGTTTTATGTCCAGCCGTATCGGGACGATTGGGTCACGTAGTGACACAGGAGGTGAACGTGGTGGTCTCACACGCAAAAGCTAAAAAGCTAATCTATAAAGTTCTTTCCTCAATGCCGATTGACGTTTTTGATGACGACGAAGGCACTGTTTGGGAAAGTAGTAATTTTGAACTATACAACCCTCGACCGGAGGGAGACTTCGAGGGGTCACGTGAAATTGGAGCGGCTAATATAGTAACTGCTTTTAATTTGCTTCATCAGAAAATGTTAATTGCTGAATTATCAAAAGAAGATGGCTTTAGCGATTGCGCTGATGAATGTTTTGAACTTTTTACTAATGTCATGGACGATTTACAAGAATCTAAACTTGTTCGTAAACGTCCAGAGTCAATTCGTGAAACATTTAAAGTTATAGAGGGAAGTAATGTCGCAAACGAACGATGAACTAAAACGAGAATTTGAAAAAGTTGTTGATCTGCTTGTTCAAATAGAATCAGCAAGGGAATCTATTTCTTCCTTGCTAAAAGATATTAAAGCTGAGTATAATATAGAGATTCCTGTAGCTCGACGTGTTGCAAATGTGATGCGTAAAAATTCTCGTGCTGAAGAAGAAGAGAAATGGAATGAATTTAATGAACTACTAGATAGTGTAATATGATGACAAACTTTATACTAGGACTATTTGCTCTTATGTTGGTTCTATGTGTAATAATTATGTTACCCTATGTAGCTGACTCTTTGTTAATACTTTCTATGGACTATTATCCTTTATGCGGAGTATAGATGTCTTACTTCAATCGAACATCGACCGACTGGCGGCTATCTCAATGTTGTCAGTTTCATGATAAAAAACTAGCAAAACAATTTAATTTTGGAACAACTACTAAAACATACGCATTAAAAGACGGAGGTAAAAAACGTGTACAAGATAAAGCTCTGTCAAATGTTCACAAACTTTATCTTATACTTGAGCACTATTTTTCAAAACAGCCTAGAAATCTTCGTTCTTTTCGTATTTCTTCTGAGATGTTTCCTTGTTATACTTTGGACTTCACTCAAGACTGGTATAAAGAAATTTGGGAGGAGATTTGCGAAGCTCTTCATAAATGCGGTGAAATAGCTAAATACCATGAGATCAGGCTCTCTGTGCATCCTGGTCAGTATACTGTTCTTGGTAGCCCAAAGGTTAATGTTGTAGAAAACTCTATTAAAGATTTAGAATATCACGCTTTATATGGTAAACTCATGGGATTACCACCTGAAGACTTTACTATGAATATTCATCTACAAGGATTATACGGAGGTAAACATATTGATGGAATTAAGAGATTTGCAAGCAATTTCCAATATCTCTCAGACTACGCTCAAGGAACTTTATCAGTTGAAAATGAAGATAAACCCAACGGCTATGACATCGAACACACACTCGAACTCGCAGCAAGAATCCCGACAAGAACTTGTCTCGACATACACCACTATGCCTGTCATAGAATGCGACAAAACGAAAAAGTCAAAAACTCAGAGGGTAAAGTTGTTAACAGAAAAATTAGGGACGAAGTTAGACATATTAGTGTAAATGATGATTTCTTTAAAGAAGCTGTTAAAACTTGGAAAGGTGTGCGTCCCCTATTTCATAAATCTCAATCTTTTCCAATTGAAAATGAAGCTTATTGGATGAAACCTAATGCACACTCAGAGATGTATCATGACGAGGAGTTAATGTCAAATGCTATTCCTATGCTTGAATACGCTGACTTTGAAGTAGAGGCTAAGCATAAAGAGGTTGCTGTTAACCATTTTTACGATTACATTCGTGCTGAACAAGACATGGCAGGAGAGATGTTACAAACCAAAACGTTTGCAAACTAACTCAGCTGCCTTAAGGTGTGATTTA